CTCTTATTGTTAGCGACGAGACTATTCGCGTTGAAAGAGAAATGTTTTTTGAGTCGCTTAGAAACAAGCGGAATCGACTGTTATCTGAAACTGATTACCTCGCGCTGACTGATGTTACTATTACAAGCGACATGAAAGCATATCGACAGGCTTTGCGGGATCTACCTGCAAACACTGATGACCCAGCCAATCCTGTTTGGCCTACTAAACCTGGAGCCTGATCATGAGCAAACTTCGAGTCAATCGCATCGAAAACACCTCCTCCACGGACGGTGGAATTGACATCGACAGTAGCGGTCATGTTCAAATTGACGGCGTTCAATTGCCAAACGCTGGTGCGTCAAGCCATCGCAACCTCGTCATAAACGGGGCGATGACAATATCTCAACGCTCTACATCCGTCACTGGCATCTCCAACAGCGATTACAGAACTTGTGACCGTTATAGGATTGGTATTTGGAGTCTTGGGACTTGGAGCATTTCGCAAGACACAGATGCCCCATCAGGGTTTAGTCATTCATTAAAACTGATGTGCTCTGTTGCTGATAGCTCGCCTTCTACTGATGACTTTCTGTATATTAAATACCATGCAGAAGCTCAAGATTTGCAGCATCTTAACTATGGCACATCTGACGCTAAGGAATTAACTTTGTCCTTTTGGGTGAAGTCTAATAAAACAGGAAACGCTAGTGTCAGAATCAATGCCCCTGATGGCACTCGTGATTTTGTCAAGGCTTACAACATCGCTTCAGCTAATACTTGGGAGTACAAAACAATAACCATCCCTGCGGATACGGCTGGAACGATAAACAACGACAATGGAGTGGGTTTGTCAATTGGATGGTGGCTCAATAGTGGGCCGGACCTTAGGAGCGCTACGCCTTCGGCTGGGTGGGCTGCGACAAATTTAGCTGCAGTGAATAACAGCAACTTAGGGGTTGGAGGGGCCGTTGATGATTATTTTCAGCTAACCGGAGTTCAATTAGAGTTAGGTTCCAAGGCAACATCTTTTGAGCACCATAGTTATTCCGATGAGCTTCGGAGGTGCCAAAGATATTATCAAATAGTTGCAAAAGCCACTTCGATTACAAACCAAGCATCCTTGGGAACCTTCACTTATTGGGGTGCCAATACACTTTATGGCGCAATTCGTTTCCCAATAGAAATGAGAGCAGCACCATCTTTTGAGCAAAATACTGGCACAGCTTATTACATCTCCTACTCAGCCGGCGCTTCGCAATCAGGCAGCTCATTAAGCATGTTTACCAACAAGAGTACAAGAACGATTGAATTTTTCATTACTTTGACCTCCAATGGAGTTACAGGTAGATCAAGCATTTTTAGAACTAATAACGCCAACGCCCATGTTGCTTTGACGTCAGAGCTGCTTTGACGGCACAGAAGTGCGCCTGTAGTATTAGCAGCAGAACTGACTAGGCACTCTCAGCAAAGCAATGACTGTTTCTTACAAACTCTGTAAAGACATCATGACCGGAGAGGTTTGTTCCGTGAACAAAACCTACGAAGGTTCAAATAAAATGGTTGGCATCCCATTGGATGAAGAGAACTGTGACTATCAAGAGTATCTTGCTTGGCTAAAAGAAGGAAACGAACCACTGCCTGCTGATTCCGAATGAAGCGCCCAGACCCCATGATTCCCTGCAAGCCTGGAGCTTGTGACGTAGAAGCAATGGCTAACCGTGTGCTTTGGCTAGACCAGCTCTATGTGCTTGATGGCCGCGACAAGCGTGACCATGAATTCCATGGCCTCTACACTGGCCTCGCCTTTAAATATCAAAACCAATGATCAAATTGGTTGCGGCAACACTGCTTGGCGTTGGGCTGGCTTTTGGTTCTGCTGCTTTGTCACATCACAAGTATGCGCCGAGTGCATCAGTGGACATGACAGAAAATGGACACCTCAGCACTTCCAAAGGCGCAGAAAGCAAGTACGGTGGTCACGGAAAAAACGTACCACACGTTCACCAATGATCAAAAAAATTGTTTTTGGCGCAGCCGCTGGCGCTCTTGCCTTGGCTCCCCTCTCTGCAGCAAAGGCTGACGGCTTCTACCTGAACCCCGAATGGAACGGCGCCTGGAGCGGTTCTAATTTTGGCGGCGCTGTCATGGATGGCCATGTGGGCTGGGAAAAAGGCGCTTTCTACATCCAGGGCGGTCCTTCCTGGCTGCAGCCTGATGGTGGCGACACCGAAGTTGGTTTTTCTGCAAAAACCGGCGTGAGTGCCCCTGTCTCTGAGTCAATCGATGTTTATGGCGAGGTTTCCTATGCCAAGTACGAAAACATTGATGCAGGCTATGGCCTGAAGCTTGGCGGCAAAGTCAAGTTCTGATTACACTTCAAACGCGGGCCTAAACACGGCGAGAAAACCGCAGCCTCCCGGTGAGATCTAATACTCACACCAAGCCGGGAGGTTTTTTCTTGGAGACAATCATGCAGAAGTATCTGAACTTGCTTGGCGTTGTTGGCTTTGTTTTGGCTGCTGCCAACACCGCGTTGCTTGTGTTTGCTGTGGTGCGTGGCCCAGCGCTTGTCGAGGAAAACCTAGACAAGATCCAAGCGCTGATGATTGAAAAAATGCACAGTGCTCTCAGCGAATCCGTAACCGAAGCAATGCCTAGTCAGGTCAAAGAGCTGATGCCTAGTACCACTGGCCCTGCTTTGCCGTTCTGATGCGTGTTTTGGTTGCCTGCGAATACAGCGGAAGGGTGCGTGATGCCTTTCGCAGGCGAGGCCATGATGCAATGAGTTGCGACCTGCTGCCGACAGAGGTTGATGGTCCGCACTATCAAGGGCCAGTGGAGGATGTGCTGCACGACGGCTGGGATTTGATGGTTGCTCATCCGCCATGCACTGATTTAGCAGTTAGTGGTTGCGCGCATTTCGCCAAGAAATACGCTGACGGCAGGGTTGACCGTGCATTGGATTTTGTGCGCCTTTTAATGGCTGCACCAATTGATCGATGGTGCATTGAAAATCCCGTAAGTCTGATCAGCTCAAGAATTTGCAAGCCAGATCAAATCATCCAGCCGTGGGAGTTTGGGCACGGTGAATGCAAGGCAACCTGCTTCTGGCTCAAGAATCTGCCGAGGCTGAAACCGACAAAGCACGTCCCAGGCCGGGAGGAAAGGATATTGGCCATGGGACCCAGCCCTGATCGTTGGAAGGAACGCAGCCGCACGTTTGAAGGCGTGGCTGAAGCTATGGGCGATCAGTGGGGCGGGCGGCCATTACCAGCATGCGCCGATCAGCTTGAGCTACTTAGCTGTTTGGCTTGATGCCTGAGATTCGCACTATTGGGATCAGCGATATTCGCGTTTGGAACGGCATGCCGGCTATGTCCATCCCAAAAGCCCCGCCTGTCACGGTCAACATCGGCGTACCAATCATTGATATGCCTGCCTTTGACCCGATGGATTACAGGCCAGAGGAATTAGTTTTCGACCCTGAGCCCGTTCTGCCTAACCCTCCCAGTACGCCAACACCACCACCGCCAACGCCAGCTACGCCGCAGCTTCCCAAAACTGCTCCGGCTGACATTGACCCAAGATGTCCGCCCCTGCGGGCGAAGGAGGTTGGAACGCTTGTCCAAAATGGTTCAAAAAGAATTGCTGGCTACGAGATACAAGACGGGAAGTGCGTCGTCCTGTATGAAGAGATCAAGTTGCCTGAGCAAGTTCTAGCAGCAATTCCATCCTTGCCGCAGGTAACGACCGTAGGGGTTACCGCTGCTGTTGGTGTAACGGCTGGTTTAGCAACGCCGTTTTTGCTTAAAGCTGTGAAGCCTGCTGTAAAAAAAGCGATCCTAAAAGTCAAGGCTTTGTTGGGGCGTAAGGCTCCACTTTTAAGCGTATTTGAGAGGAGGCAGGCGCAACGGGCGGCGCGGAAATAGCGTGTCTGTGGGGTAGAACTTGCCCCGGCTTTGGCTTAATCATCACGTCAGCGCAGACAGCAAAGTAAGGCGACTTGGGGTGAAACTCGATGCCTTTTAGCTTGAGTTCGCCGCAGTTCTTAAGCCTGGCGATTTCATACTCAAGCCGCTTTGTCTCGAAGGCCTGCTGATGCAGTCGAATGTTGGCATCAACCATCGCCTTGCAGCGTTCTTGCAGGCCACCGTCTAAAGGAATTGTTGCTTGGATCGACAAACCACCTGACCAGTTGTGAGTGTCTTTTTGACCTGTCCTGGTGGGCATTGTGTAGAGGACTCGTCCAGGATTATCGAGTAACCCATCCTCATCAAGATCAGAAAGGTCATATACGGGATCAGGAAAGTAATCCACATACGGAAGTTGCCAGCTTTTGGACCTGTTGACATAGGGGGTGACTGTAAGGGTGGGGCCTTGGCATTGAATGCCGTTGCCGTAGGTGTTTTGGAACGCTGCGCTAGGCGCGATCATCACCGCTTGATTGGTGACGCTGCCAGAGCTGGTTGCAGTTGGAGCGGCAGTGGCAGACACGCCACCGATTGTTTCGGCGTTAGCTGGTGACGCTAGAACTACTGCGAAAAGGTAGAGATAGTGTCTGTGATTTGCTCGATTTCGGTGACCCGCTGAATTGTGGTCACATTGCTGAGCCCTGGCCCTGAATAGGTTTCGACAAACTGAAACGCACCACCGGGGTTGGCGATCTTCCAGCTTGGCTTTTTGGTGACGTCTAGGGCTGACCATCCGTTTACTGTTGTTGTGCCTGGCGTAAGGCTTGCTCCATTGACGGGTTCAATGTTGGTGCCACTGACAGAGTATTGCCAGCCTGTGCCGTAGCTTTCGGAGACAATAGTTTCGGTGACATTGCTTCTGGTTTCTGTATGACTGGTCATTGAACCAGTTGAAAAATTGGGCACTACTGGAACGGATTGTGCTGGTTTAGCAAAAGCAAACGCCTCGCCAATTAGTCCGCACAGCAGCAGAAGCAGAACACGCATCAGTCGATGGTGAGTTCAGTTACGAACTGGCCAATGCCAAGAGTGTTGGCGCCACCTGCAGTGATTGTCAGTGCGCCTGCTGGTGACACTGTGCCCGCCAAGTCGCCAGCAGTTCCTGAAGCTGTGGACTGCAAGCTAGAAAAGTTAGGGACAGTGCCTGCAGTAATAGCTGATGTTGGGACGGCATCACCCTGCGTGTACGACTGACTGAAGCTAAAAGCGTTCCCAGGTGTGTCCTGCGTCACAGCGATTGTGCCTGGAGCGTAAACACCGGACGTGATTGTGCCTGCTGAGATGGTGTTTGCTGTGGTGCCATCAGTTGTATCAACACCTGAGCCGCTGATGCTGAATGAGCTTCCAATGCGTTCTGCGGTTGTCATCGCACCACCAACCTGGAGCGAAACACTGCTTTGAATCTTGTGATTTAGATCAGCGTGCGCTGCTGGGCCAAAAGCCAGCAACGTTACCAAAGGCAGGAAGTGCTTCATTTTAGTGGCTCCTTTGAATCAATCTTAGGTGGCTGTTTTTTCTGCTGGTTAGCAGTCTTGCGTTCAATACCAAAAGAGGCCATTGCCCCCGTAAGCAAACTAGCCACGAACGTGTTGTCCATTTTCATTTGAGGAAAGAAGCCCAGATAAGAGACAGTCAGCAATGTCGCGCTCCATACCAAAACAGCGCATTTCACAACGTCCGCGATTGCTACGCCTTCCTTTTCTTGACTTTCTTGCGGTTCTGCCATGATGGAGCCAATGCAGGTCGAAGCATGGTTGAAGTCTGGGCTGCTGCGGCTGGAGCGTCAATCACCGTTGCGGGGCTTGGCGTTACAGGTCTGAGGCAGCAAAACCAACAGGGCAGAGATTCGCTAGTGCGCTTGACCGTTGCTGTGGACAACCTCAGCCGCCAGCTCGATGTGCTGCACACGGACATAAGAAGCGTCAACCAAGAAGTATTTGCAAGGCTTGCTGATTTGGAGGCGTCGGTGGCAAGACTGGAAGGGCACGCAAACAGAAACTAGACTTTCAATAGTTGAGGAACTCAAATGTTCTTGGTCCTGAAGCCAATCCTTTTTCGGTTTTTGCGGTCTGAGAGTCTGAAACGGTTGGTTGTAGATCTGATCAAGGCATACGCAAAACGCTCTGACAACACGGTCGATGACTCAGTGGCAGATTTTTTAGAAAAGAACTTGTTCCCGCCTAGATCTAAGACATGATTCGCAAGCGCGTCTTTTTTGCAGTGTTTTCAGGAGTGCTCGCGGGATTGTCAGCGATGTTCCTAGCTGCTGGCGCTTTAATTTATTACGCAGGTTTTGTTGATGGCGGCAAAGCCTGCAGCACGTCAGGATTGGTGCAATGACGGCTCGCTTTAAGAACCTGATGGCGCTTGCACTCTTGCCGTTCTTCGAGTATTTCCGTGGAACGCCCCATCAAGCCGCAGCAGTAAAAGAGCTGGAAGACGCTTTGCCGCAGGAATTGTTAGCTGAGGATGCAGCGTGGTTTGAGGCGTGGAAAGCCAGCGGCATCGCTCAAAGGGCTGTTGTGCCTTATGTTCACCAACTTGATTTTCAGTACAAGGGGCACAGGCGATGTTTAGACGCATCAGCGGCAATGGTCGCGCTGCTGTACGGCAAGGTGAAAACCGCAGAAGAGTATGGGGAGGTACGGAAAAGGTTTGGCGACACGACAGACGTAAGAGCCCAGGTCAGGACGTTGCGAGAACTTGGGCTCCACGCCGAGTTCAGGAATGATGCAGACGGGGCGTTAGTCGAAGCAGAGATTGCTAGCGGTCGGCCTGTGCTTGTGGGGTGGCTGCATAAGGGCAACATGCTGCGAGGCCATCCACCTATGTGCGACTCAAACTCATGCGGTCATTGGAGCGTGATTGTTGGGTTTGAAGGCACCGAGTCAACTGGTGATTCTGCCTTTGTGCTTCATGACCCAATGGGCGCTCCAGCGATTGAACGTGGCGGCCATCCAAACCGCTATGGGGGCAAAAACGTCAGGGTGCCACGGGGCACTTTTAATCAACGCTGGATGGTGGAAGGCCCAGGTAGCGGCTGGGTGATCCTTGTCGATGACGAATGATTGGGGCGTTGCGCATGGTTCTCGCGCCATGAGCTAATTGGCAGGCCGGACGCCCCTGCAAGCCTGACTGACCCGCTCATAGAGAGGGAGCGCACACGGTAAACAAAAACTGATCGGATGACAGCAGCAAAAGAGTTCAGACGAGCGAACGCACTTAGCGTCACCTACCGCAAGCCACGCGAAGGCCCGCCGAGCTATCTGGTGTGGGTGCCGCATGCAAGCTTCATTTGCTTGACCGCTGCTGATGTGCTCAAGGCTGTGAAGTGGCCAAAGTACACGCCAACTGGGGCAGCTTTGCGCGAGTGGATGGATGAGATGGAAGGGGTTTCAGTCTCAGCTCTGCAGCCGGCTCCTTTGACGAAAATTGAAGGCGGGTTAGAGGATTGAACCTCTATTGGCTGTGGTCATACTTGATCGCCTTTTGGAGCACGGTAATTGTCGGCTGTGCGCAACCGGTCAACTGGAGCAACTGTTGGCCGCCTGACTGGCTAATTCACGGGGTGCATGATTACATACGGGCACGGGCTCCTTATTCAAAGGAGCGCAAAATTCTCCAATCCTTGAAAGCCAATGAGCTGGAACTGGATGAGCGTAAAACAAACGCTGGAGGAAGAGCTGACCCTTGAGCGGCAAATTCGCTCCATCCACAACGTTGAAGATGTCCACGCTTTGCAGGAGCTTTGCAGCGGGCTTACCCGCCAAGCGTGGCATCAGTCAAAGCTTTTGAGTCAGGCGGTGAAACGGATTGCTGAGATTGAGGCTGATGAAATGATGCGGTCTGTTTAATTGGCTGTTTTCGTATTTTTTCAACCGCTTTGAGCAATTCCGTGTAGTGGCTATCTGCGGCCTTAGAAGGCGAGAAAAACTCGCCCTCCAAAATCATGCCCATACCGACAAGCGCGTGAAACGCCTCTAGTTCAGGGCTTGCCATCAGAACGGGATGTCGTTGTCGTTGCTGCCTTGCAGTGTTGCAGGCATCGAACAACCTTCTGCTGCAACTGGTGGAGTTAATGCAGCCGGGGCAATGCTGCCATACCAGCCGTCAGCATCTGTTGCGCCGTCTTTGGCGTTGAAGCCGACATTGATGCACTTGTGTGATTTAAGTTCTTTAGCGTCACGATTCCAAACTTGCATGTCCTTGTGCTTGCTGGTGTCATCCGCAAGGGTCATCAAATACTGTGCAAACGCTGCAACAGATTCGACAGGAATCTTGAGCACAAGCCTTTTGCCGTTGGGCTTGTATTCGTGGTCAGGGCCGTTTTCGTAAACGCTCCATTTGCCGTTGACGGGCAGTGCTGGGATGTATTCAGACATTGTTGTGAAGATCAGGAAAGATTGAATTTGCCAGCTCGTAGGCCAGCACGTCGTGAAGCCTGTAACGGATCACCGGTATTCTGGGACCGTATGCAAGTTGGGACACTTTGTAGAACACAGGGCCAGTCCCGTGTTTGCGATACCTGGCCAGCGTGCTCGTGTGTTTGCCCCAACGTTGCGCTAACTGCTGTTCAGTGAAAAAGGGTCCGGCGTAGTCCGGGTCATACTGGTCTTGGGTCATGATTTTGGGTTGGTAAATTCAGCGGCTCTAGCTTTTGCCTCGGCTAGTTTTTTCAGCAGTTGTTCGCGTTGCTCGTCATTGAAATCCTTGCTTTGGCGAATGTGGACTTCAACCTCTGCCCAATTGGTTGCGGCAGTTAGTTGAGCGATGCGGTGCGTCCAGCGGAACAGCGGATCTTTGTCCATCTCCGCCTTAGTGGCAACTTGCCGTTTGTATTCGGCAGACGGCTCAGGTTTGGCTGTGCTGCCATCCTCAACGTTGGCTTGCTCTTTGTCATAAAGGGCTAGGCCAAACTGATTGCCGAAGGTCATCAATGCACGCTTGCGGGCGTCTGTTTCGGCTTCCTTCACGGCTGATTCGTGCTTGTCTCCTACGCTGCCGCCGCGCCCATGGCCAGCCCCCCAACCTTCACGGCTGATGCTTCCAATCGTCACGCGCACCTTTGCAATGTATGAGATGGTGCCTTCCATGCAGACGCATTCCATGTGCAGCGTTTCGCTGGTCCATCCGCCAAAGCCAAAAATGCGGTTGGCTTCTGCGATTGCATGCCAGCCCTCAATGTAGGAAAGCTGTCTGTTCCCGCCGCCTGAGCGGCTTTTTACGTGCTTGCGATCAAGAGGCTGAATCAAAGCCTCGGCTTGTTCTTTTGAAAAGCTCATTTGTCAAAGCCCCAAAGGGGCAGCGAAAGGGTTTGCGGTTGGTTTGGCGTGTAACCGGGCCAGCTATTGGCAGCGAGGCAAAATGCCACGGTGTCTAGTGCTTTTTTGCGTAGCCATCGGCCTTCAGCTAAGGCGTCATCGTCTAGTTCGTAAACGCCGATTTGATAGGGCGGTTCACGCTCGACAACTAGAAAAATAAAGGTCCTTGCCCCTGTCAATTCTAAATAATGGGCGGCCTGCAAATGATATTTAAAGTTGACGATTTGCTTAGTGAACGCAGCGGGGCTAGCCCCACCAAGGCCAACAGTTTTTAAATCAACAATCCTGTCATCGTCAAACCAGTCAAGCTTGCCTTTGACCTTCAAACCGGTGCTTGCGTCTTCCCCATAAACAGAAACCTCAGGCTCACCATCAGCCAGCAATTGTTTCGCCACTGGGTGCCGCCTGATTGCGACATTGACGTTGTGAGCCTCGGTATCTTGAGCTTGAGTGATTGGCTCAAGGCCAGCATCTTCTGCAGCTTTAGCGGCGGCCTTTCCTGCCTTTGTGTTGCGCGGTCCACAGACTGCGTAGTTTGCGTAAAACTTGTCAGGCTCTAGGACGGCCATGTGATCAATGGTTCCGCTCTGCATTGCCGCAGTGGGTTGCTTTCGCCGTCCGCCGTTGAATTTCATTTCCCACAGCAGTTGCGGGCAGTCAAGAACAAGTTTGAGATCGCTTTGGCTGTATGCAGGGTCGTCAAAATAACCCTTGTCATCGTGTACTGATTCAAAATTAAAGTCCATCAGAACTGCTCCTGCTCATAGAACTTGCTGCCGGGGCCATAAACCGCTTCGATCTGCGGCCATGTCCTGAGGATCTTGGCGACGTTCTCAGGATCGGCCACAAGGCCAGCGGTGGCCAAGGTCCGCATGAATGACCCGCCATGGGACTGGCAG